TTAATCCCCCGTGGACACAGCGTGGACACTTACGCCACCTTTCAGTGGATTAAGAGCCACCGCATCCTGCAGGTAATCCGGTGCAAAATGTGCATATGCCATTGTTTGCTGAATGGTTGCGTGACCAAGAATCTTCTGAAGCGCAATAATGTTTCCCCCATTCATCACAAAATGGCTGGCGAACGTATGCCGTAGCACATGTGCAGCCTGGCCTTTTGGCAAATCGGGTTTAACTCTTTTCAGCATCAGGCAGAATTCCCGGTACTTCACCTCAAACAAGTTGCCCGTTTCTTTGGTTTTGATCGCCTCACAAACCGCCTGCGAAATTGGCACCGTCCTCTTCCGGCCATTTTTGGTTTCGAGAAACGTCACACGGTTATGAACTACCTGTTCTCCGCGAAGCTTACTGGCTTCACCCCAACGCGCCCCGGTACTTAAACACAAAAGCGCAACACGCCAGTAGTCGCCCTCCAGTGTATCGAGCAATAGCGCTACTTCCTTCTGGGACAGGAAAGCCATTTCTCGCGGGGATACATAAAGAATGGAGATCCCCCTTACCGGATGTTCTGCATCCCAAAGGCCTATTCTTTTCAGAACGGTAAACATGCCGGATAGTCGGTTCATGTACCTGTTAGCAGATGACGGTTTCAATCCAGCAGCTATCTTTTGAGAACGCCACGCGATAATTTTCAGCTTATCAAGATCCACAGCCTGCATATCAGCGCCAAGCTCATTGATTATGTTGCGCAGTTGTTTCCGGTCTTCTTCCGCCTTACGTCTGTGTTGGCCGTGATACATCCACCACAACTCAAGCAAATCATTCAGTGTCCGGCGATCACGGTAACCCTGTATATATTCCCGCTTTTCAGCGTTCGCCATGATGTAGCGTTCAGTGGCCACCGCTACTGATTTTTTGTCAAATACCTTACGCACGCGCTTTCCCTTGCGTCCGTTCGGCCTGATGTCCAGCAAATAACGACCATCTTCGAGCTTCTTAATTGACATTGCGAAGCCCTCCAATGAACCGCTCTACAATTTCTCCAGCCTCTTTCCAGCAATAATCAGACCAGACAAAGAGCAGGTCTAACCAGTTTTCTGGCCTTAGCGGGGTGATTTTTGGTTTGTTTCGGTTGAAACCTGATCGCCCTCCGAATCGAAGAATCCATCAAGAGAGAGAGCCGGAGAAATTTGCCCAACCTCCGGCATCGTTTCATCTGTTGATAACCAATAAGCATACTTCTTAAATTTTGGGTGTTTCGTAACCTTAAGTAAGGCACCCTCTGTTACTTGCTTCCCCCTCACCTCATAGTTAGTTACCGTCCCATAAGGTAGCCCAACACAATCCGCAAACTCCTGGCGGGTCATACCTTCTGCTTCACGAATCAGGCGAAATTTTTCACCCATGCTTGACAAAGATGCCATATCGGGCATATCCTCCATCGCAAACATGCCACATCGGGCACACACATAAAAAAGCTCAAATAAGCCTATATAAGCCATTTTGAGCCATTCGAACGAATTAGAGAGATTACCACAATGAGCGAATCAGAGCTTGAGGGGTTCATTCAGGTAGCACCATACCCACTTGAAGCGGTGCCATATCAACTATTCGCCAAGATGATTGGCCGCAAAGAATCAACCGTCAGAACCATGATTGACGCCGCAAAGCTACCAACAATTGATTTTGTAAAACCGGGTTCAGCAAAGACGCGAGCATCAGAAAACTGGGTATATCTGCCAGCATTTAACGCAGGTATGCGCAAAGCGTTTTTTGATCAGCCGAAAGAACGCCGCGATGCATGGTTGTTGTGGCTGGGGCTTTAATCATAAATGACCAGCAATATCACCAGCGCCATTTTGGCCATTATGTTTATTGAGATAGGCGTAATAGCGATTTATCTATTTCGCAAGTTAACGGGGCATGAAGAACGCTTTGTTGATCTCAACATCGAGTACATCGCCGCTTATACCAAAGGGCTTTTTCCGGCTGCCATTGGCGCGGTGCTCATAGCGTTTATTGTTCATTTTATCGGGTAAAAAACTCAGTAATTCATAATGTTGTAGTAAGGAGATCGGTTATGTGCGGACTGGATAAGATGGACCTTTTCTTAATCATAATACTGTCAGTTAACTTCGGGGTGTTATTGGCTTCTATGATTTTCATGCGGGGATATAAACAAAAATGAATAAGCAACAGTGCAATTCTTCACAGCAACGCTTCCGCAACGGGGCGGAACGCCATGCTAACCGTTTCGCTACCAGTGCATCACGTAGCAACACTCGCTACAGCCTGAGCGAAACACACGCTACACCTGATGGCCATCCCGTAAAACAAATTGGTGAACACACCTGGCTGATTGAGAAAGCTGGAATCGTGGTTCACAGATGCCAACGCAACCCATTTACCGGAAACCGCATTTTTGCTCTGAGCAACGGCGACAATCAGTTTGGACAGGATTTCACGTTGTACGAAGCTCTGCGCACGGTTGATCGTCTGCTGCGTGGACAGAATTTCATTAAACAGGCTGATTTATAACAGGTGCTTTATGACCAAAGACCATGCTCAGGGTGTATTTATCCGCTTTATTGATTTTCGCGGTGAGCTGTTGTTGCGCGCATCAGCTATTGATGGAGTGGTTCCGGTAGATAAAAGCACGGCCACTTACATTTATCTGAACGGCACACGCCTGACCGTAGAGATTCCATATCAACACGTATGCGAAATTATTAGCGAAGCTGAAAAAGCACGTCAGGTTAATGGCAATAACCCCTATCTCGAAATTATCTGCATGGATTCAGAAGCTGAAATTCAGAAGGCAGATTAAAGGGCGTTGCGATGGATAAAGAATATAAAACTCTCGTCAATAAAGCACTTGAGCGCTTTCATTTTCGCTTAAGCGCATCGGGCACTCATGCTGAGCTCGCAGCCCGAGAATCATTGACCAGGGCCATCAAGAGTATATACGACACAGCTTTTTACATTGACGACCCGGACGCGCTCGACGAGCTTTCCGTACTCGTCTGCGCCGCAGAAAACGGGGACCATATTGAGCCATATAAACTGGGAAATATTGCATGAGTATATTTATCTCATGGCTTGTTCTGATTATTTCGGTGGCCTGCGCTATTGGGATTATGCGAATTATTAATTCAGTAAAAAAGATTGAACGCTTTTTCACTGAAGAATAACCGCGCAAATAAGACTCCAGGTTAAATAAGAAAATGTGAAAACAATCCGCATTCGCGGAGGTATTCGCACACGCCAAGGAGGCGTAATGGCAATTAAGCATTTTCCTGTCGTTCGTTTCACCTCCAGAGGACGTGAATACGAAGTTGACGAACGCCTGATTACCACAATCGACAAACACCGTTCAGAAAAGGATGCACATCACATCTATCTCACTGACGGTACTTACTTCTGCGCCACCAACGTGGTGCAGGTGAATCTTATCAGACAGGTACAGGAGTCACGCAGATGACCATTCTGGACTACATCGCTGCCAATCCGGGTTGTAGCGGTGGAGAAATCGCCGCAGCACTGAATACACCAACCACAACCATTAATGCGGAGCTACGCCGTCTCTGGCGCAGCGGTTCAGTCATAAGAAAAGAGCGCAAAACAGGCGGTCGCTTTTCTTATCAGGTAAACCCGATGCCGTTTGGGTGTAGCAACCCACTAACCCAGATGTTCAACCAGCTACTGAGGGAAATCAGAGCATGAGCACCTCCTGCTGCCGGAAACCACGTCGGGCTTCAGCAGCTCATCCGGCAGCAAAACAAACTCCGTTAATTCCTGTTCCGGGCCTTTCCTGCACCTTGCGGCGGGAGGCCTTCGCACATCTGCAACAAGAGGATTGCCGCAATGATTCTCGCCGAAGACTTTTTTGATTACCTGCTGAAAACCGAGCGCGATTTTGGTATTCGCGTTCTCGACCGCTATGCAATGTATCTGAAATCACTGCCGGAACAGCAGCTCCCGGACGGCCAGATTGTTATTGACGGGCGCTACATGGTTGGTAGCTGCCAGGATGATTACACACTTTCCCGCATCGAAAGCGGCACGCCTTCCGTACTGGGTATTTACCAGCGAACTTCATTTCTGATTGCTGATGTAATTGCTGACAGCATTCGCATAACACACCGTTATGCCAGCACAGAGAGCACCATGCAGGAAATCCAGCGGCTGGCTACCGTCTGCCACAATGCACTGAGCGGCAAGGCGGAGTAGTCAGCGTGGCAACGGAGTACATCAGAAACTGGCAACAACCACGCCATGCAGTCGGTCGCGAGGGAACGGGGGAGCCTGTCCGCCCCTCCCTTCTTTCTTCCTGGCTGGATGCCTACCGGGCAGAGAACGAGCGCCGCCAGGAAATGGCTGATGCGGCGTTCTCCGCCACGCCGCTGGGCAATTTGATTAATAAAAACCTGGACGCACAGGAAAAACAGGACAAAGCCATCACACTGGCAAGAGAAGCCAGAAAACAGGCGTGTGGCGCGGTGGATGAAGCAATTGCCGCACTGCGCCTGCTGCCGTCCTATCTGCGAGATCCGCTTATCCGCCATCTCTCTTTCCTGCGCAAAAAACAGGAATCCGATCGTCAGAAAGGCAAAAAGAGCTGGCAGGCTGAACGCTACGCGCGCGGAACCCTGCGCAAAATATTCGAACGTCTGGAGCGCACCGACCGTCGCTGGCTGACACCGGGTTATCGCTCCCTTGCCGGGCGTGAACGCCTGGATGATTTACTTTACCTGCCGCAGCTCAACAAACACCAGATACAGACGCTGGCCGTCATGACAGCGGCGATGTTCAGCAGCACCTTCGAAAAACTCTGCGATGACTTTGGCGCGACCGATGGCGAGCTGACCATGGATATAACGCTGAAGGCGTATCAGCTGCTGGCCCGCATGGCGTTACATCTGCACACAGTGCCGCCGCATTATGACGCACTGACAACAGACAAAGACCGTAAGAGCGAACCGGACACGGAACTGCTGCCGGGCGCAATCCTCCGCCTGACCTGCGCGGACTGGTGGAAACGCAAACTGTGGCTTTTACGTTGCGAGTGGAGAGAGGAGCAACTCCGCGCTGCCTGTCTGGTTTCCAGAAAAACATCCCCCTATCTGAGCCAGGACGCATTAAGTGAATTTCGCGCACAGCGCGAGAAAACACGCGATTTCCTGAAAAGTTTCATGCTGGAAAATGAAGACGGGTTCACGATTGATCTCGAGACGGTGTATTACGCGGGAGTAAGTAACCCGGTCCACCGTAAGGCAGAAATGATGGCCACCATGAAGGGGCTGGAACTTCTGGCCGAAGCCCGTGGCGACAGGGCGGTATTTCTGACCGTTACCTGTCCGTCAAAATATCACGCAACAACGGAGAACGGTCATCCGAATCCAAAATGGAACGGCGCCACCATGCGCGATTCCAGTGATTACCTGGTTAACACTTTTTTTAAGGCGGTCCGCAAAAAACTGAATCGCGACGGCCTGCGCTGGTATGGCATCCGCACGGTGGAGCCACACCATGACGGCACCGTACACTGGCACATGATGGTCTTTGCACATTCTGAAGAAATCGACAGCATCGTGGACATCACCCGTGATATTGCCATTCGCGAAGACCGCCACGAGCTGGGCAATGACATAACTCCGCGCTTTAAGGCAGAGTACGTTGACGGTTCGAAAGGTACGCCGACCAGCTACATCGCCACCTACATCGGAAAGAACCTGGACAGCCGCGCCGTGGATGGCATTGACCCGAAAACAGGCAAGCCACGCGTTGATCACGAAACCGGAAAATCAATGGCCGAGAGCGTGGAACGCGCCATCGGCTGGGCGCGCCTTCACCGCGTCCGCCAGTTCCAGTTCTTTGGTATCCCCTCCCGTCAGGTATGGCGTGAACTCCGCCGCCTTGCCAGTCAGATGGCCCGCAACCCGGAAGGTCCACAACGTCTGGAAAATGACGCAATGGATGCGGTACTCGCTGCCGCTGATGCCGGGTGTTTTGCCACCTACATTGAGAAACAGGGTGGCGTACTTGTTCCACGCAAGGATTACCTGATTCGCACCGCCTACGACCTCGCAGAAGAGCTGAACGATTACGGCGAGCAAAGCGTACAGATTTACGGGATCTGGTCGCCACAAATCGGGGAATCTTCCCGCGTGTGCACGCACCCGGATAACTGGAAGCTGGTAAGACGTAAACCGGAAGCGGAAGACAGCGCCAACGAAAATGGTTTTGACCTTCAGGGCGGCCCTGCCGCCCCTTGGACTCGTGGCAATAACTGTCCCCGTGTACAGGAAACGGACAACAACGGGACAGAACAGCCGGAAGAACGGCCAGCACCGTGGCCGCAGCTTCCTGACGGCGTTGAAGTGAATGAATGGATGCGCTCACTGAAACGGCACGAACGCCGGGCGCTGATGCGTTCGCTGCGTGACAAACAGGCAAAAAACAGCAGTGATGAAATGCAGAACTGGACACAGAGCCGCAAACAGCCGCGGCCTTTGCCTGATAACCACGAGTTACTCGCTAAAGAATGGCGGGAGTCTGCCGAATCTCTCGGCCTGCATATCGGTAAACAACAGATGCTGCACCTGTTACGGGGCGGCAGTCTGTACGTTGACGGCAGCATCATTGCGCCGCAGGGATATGAAATTGTACGTAAACCGGATACCCGACCGGACAGCCGAATCACGCAGCTCTGGCAGCGCCTGAGCCGTAATCACAGCGTAAGCAGCACGGAGATCCGCCATAACCCGGTTTCCAGCTATCTGAAACAGCTCGGTGCATCAGACCCAGAAGCCGCCGCACGCCTGGCATCCACACTTCAGCAGGACCAGAACACCATGAAAACCCCCGTTACCGTGCTTTCTGACATGCTGCGCGCCATCCGTGACGCAGAGCACGCACAGAGAATCAGTGAAACCACTGAACGCGCCCACCGCAAAGCAGACCTGCTGCGGGGTGGCCTGACCCGTGGGAACAAAAAACAGACAGAAACGGGATTCACAAATCCCGTAAATGAGCAAAAAACGCGCCGCGAAATATGA